TGATATTGCGGATACTTATCCCACATCTACTTTTGCTCTTACTTATGAATTCCACAAAGATTCAGGTGGTGGTGGCTCACATCAATTTGAAATAACTGCAACCGAAGCTGATAGCACATATTTCATTGAAGTTGCTTCATCAACTACTGCTAGTTATACAGATGGTGATTATATTTGGAACGCTTACATTACAAGAAGTGCTGATTCTGAAAGAATTAGAATAGACACAGGTAGATCAACAGTTGTTCTTAATTTAGCTAATACTAATGCTGATTTAAGAAGTCATGCAAAAAAGGTCTTGGATAATATTGAAGCTGTTTTAGAAAATAGAGCATCAATAGATCAATCTTCTTTTTCAATAGCTGGTCGCTCTCTATCAAGAATGTCGATAGATGAATTACTAACTTTCAGAGATAGATATCATGCAGAATATTTGGAAGAAATAAAAAAGGCTAGAATCAAAAACAAACAAAGGTCAGGTAATACGATAGAGGTTAAATTCTAATGGCTTGGTACGACAGATTTACAAGAAAACCGAAAAGAAGAAAAACTCTTAATTTAAGAAAATACAATGGTGCAAGTACCAGCAGATTATTTTCTGATTTCTTACAAACATCTACATCTGCTGATGAAGAAATAAAAACTAATTTAAGATTACTCAGAGATAGATCAAGAGATTTAGCAAGAAACGATAGTTATGTACAAAGGTATTTGAATCTTATGCAATCCAATGTTGTTGGCAACAATGGTATTCGTTTATCAATGAAAGCAAGAAACGATGATGGCAGTTTGGATTTAATAGCAAATAGAATCATTGAACAGAAATGGCATCAATGGTGTCGTTTAGGAAACTGCACAACCAATGGCAGATTAACTTTTATAGACTGTCAAAAATTATTTATTGAATCTTTAGCAAGAGATGGTGAAGTATTAGTTCGTCATGTTAAGTCAAGAGATTCAGAGTTTGGTTATCAGATAGAGTTTTTAGAAGCAGATCATTTAGACGAAACTAAAAACGACAATCCTGAAAAGGGTGGTAATAAAATAAAAATGGGCGTTGAGTTAAATGCAAGTAACAAACCTGTTGCTTATTATCTGTTTAAAAATCATCCATTTGATAACCAATACTATGCAAGACAAAATCATATAAGAATTAGTGCTGATGAATTAATCCACGCTTACATTCCAAACAGACCTGAACAAAATAGAGGTGTGCCATTTACCGCATCTGCTATGGCAAATATAAAATTATTAAATGGTTATTTAGAAGCAGAGATAGTTTCTGCAAGAGTATCAGCAAGTAAAATGGGATTCTTTGTTTCTCCTGATGGTGATGGCTATGTGGGCGATGGAGAAGATGAAGAATATGTACCAATAATGAACGCTGAAGCTGGAACATTTGAACAACTACCAGCTGGAATGGATTTTAAATCTTTTGATCCTGACCATCCAACATCAGCTTTTGAATCATTCAGTACACAAGTTTTAAGAAGTATTGCATCAGGTTTAAATATTTCTTACCACGCCTTAACCAATGACCTTAGTTCTGTAAATTATAGTTCATTAAGAGCTGGTGCATTAGAAGATCGTGAGATGTACAGACTGTACCAAAGATTTACCATTGACCATTTCGTTAGACCTGTATTTGAAAAGTGGTTAGAGATGTCAATATCAAGTGGTGCTATCTCAACATCTCCAAGTACCAACCAACCTTTGCCAATGAGCAGATACGATAAGTTTGCTAATTCAGCAAACTTTATACCAAGAAGTTTCTCGTGGGTTGATCCACAAAAAGAAATGATGGCTTCTATTAGTGGTATGCAGTCAGGTCTAGTAACATTTCAAGATGTTCAAGCAAACTATGGTAGAGATGTTGAGGAGTTGTTTGAGCAACACGAAAGAGAACAGAAGTTAGCAGAACAATATGGTGTGAAAACAGCTTTCCAACCTTTTGGTATGAAGATGCCTGTTGAAGCTGACATACAGGGTGGCGAGGGTGGCGATGGCGACTGATTTTCCGACAAAAGGTGAGGATAAAAAAGTCAGTTTAAGAAACTCTAATTATCCGCAGTTTGATTATGGATTTATTGCTGGTGTAAAAGAAAATGATCCTGACATCTATAAAGCTGGTGGCAATATTAGAGGTAACGAAGCATTTAATCTATGGACTAAAGCAAGAGATGGTGAAGAAACCGCTGGTGTTATTAAATGGATTAAAGAACGAGAAGCATGGGCGGCTAGACATTTTGAAGATGGCAAACAGTTCAAGTCAGGTGATAAAGCTGGTAGACCATCAAATATTGCTGGTGTTATTGCTCAAATGAAATGGGGTGTAATCGGTACACTTGGCGAACAAAAAATGAAAGATGTTGTTTTAGAAGCTATCAAATATGTAGAACAAAAAGAATCAGGTTCAGCTAGTCAAGCACAACAAGACAGACAAATCTCTGCTAAAACAGAAAAAGCATTAGAAAATAAAGTAAAAGAACATAATGAAGAAGTTAATAATGTAGCTTCTAAAAGAACAACTCTTGGCACACTTAAAAAAGTCTATGATCGTGGCATTGGTGCTTACAATCAGAATCCTGCAAGTGTAAGACCAAATGTGTCTAATCCGCAGACTTGGGCGATGGCAAGAGTAAACAGCTACCTTTTCGCTTTGCGAAATGGAAGATTTCAGGGTGGTAAGCACGATACAGACTTACTCCCTGAAGGGCATCCTTTATCAACCAAAAACAAAGAGGATAAATCTATGGAATATAAAGAAGATAGACATATTCTCAATGTTGAAGAAACAGACGATACTTACGTTATATCGTTTGCGAAACATGGGGATATGATGGAAAGTATGGAAGATGATGAAAAAGAAATGATGGATTCTCGACCATACCATGATGAAGAAGATAAAGATGAAGAAGAAAGACTAGATAAGTCCGATATTGTCTATCGAACTCTAGACCTTTCAAGAGCATCTTTTATCGATGAAGAAAACAGAAGAGTGAGAATCGGAGTTAGTTCCGAAGAACCTGTTGAAAGAGATTTTGGCATGGAAGTAATCTCACATTCTGAAGAGGACATTGACACTAGCTTTATTGGTAGTGGCAGAAGTCCTTTACTTTTAGACCATGACATGACTAAACAGATTGGTGTGGTCGAGAGGTACGTAATTGATTCTGCTGAAAAAAGTGCGAAGGCAATAGTTCGTTTTGGTCGAAGTGAACTTGCAGAAGAAATATTTCAAGATGTCAAAGATGGTATTCGTCAAAATATCAGCGTTGGCTATAAGATAAATGGCATGGAACGTGTTCGTGGCAACAAAGATGATAAGCCTATGTTCAGAGTATCAACTACACCTTTAGAGGTGTCAGTTGTTTCTGTACCAGCAGATCAATCTCAAGCTGTCGGTGTAGGACGTTCTGAAGAAAAACAATCTACTATAAAGGTAAAAACAATGACTGAAGAAGTTAAAAATGAAATAAACCTTGATGAAGTTAGAGAACAATCTGTTGCTGAAGCTAAAGCTGAATTCGTTAGAAATTCTAAAGAAATTATGGATTTAGCTGTTAGACACAACAGAAGAGACCTAGCTGACAAGGCTATTCAAGATGGCAACTCAGTAGAAGAATTTAGAGGAATCTTATTAGACCAAATAGCGACTGATAAGCCTTTAGAAACTCCTGAAATTGGCATGAACAAAAAAGAAGTACGTCAGTTTTCGATTATGAAAGCAATTAATGCTTTAGCTAATCCAACTGACAGAAAAGCACAAAGGGATGCAGAATTTGAATTTGAATGTTCAGAAGAAGCATCAAAACACTATGGCAGAACTGCACAAGGTATTATGTTACCGCCTGAAGTTATGGCTAATTGGAACACTAGGGATTTGAACGCATCTGATGATGCTGGTCTTGTTGGACAAGATTTCAGACCTGAAAGTTTCATTGACGTACTCAGAAATGCTTCTGCTGTAATGCCATTGGCTACAAACCTAAATGGACTACAAGGCGATGTTAAGATTCCTAAGAAAACATCTGCCGCTTCTGCCGCTTTTATTAGTGCAGAAGGTGGTGCATCTGGTGAGTCTGAAATGGTAATTGGTTCTGTTACTATGTCTCCAAAAACTGTAGGTGTACACACAGACGTTACTCGTCAATTAATGCTTCAATCATCTTTAGATGTTGAAAACTTAATTCGTGATGACTTAGCTAAATCAATGGCAATTGCAATTGATGATGGTGCTTTAGAAGGTAGTGGTTCTAGTGGAAATCCAAGAGGTATCACTAACACTTCAGGTATCAATACTGTTTCTTTAAGTAGTGCGGCTGCACCAACTTTTGCAGAAATGGTTTCAATTGAAACAAGTGTTGCTGTTGATAATGCTTTAGTGGGCGATTTAGCTTACATCATTAATCCAGCTAACTTCGGTACACTAAAAACTACGGCTAAAGATTCAGGTAGTGGTTTATTCGTGGCTGAGAATGGCATGGTTAATGGTTATCCAGTAGTAGTATCAAATCAAATTACTGCTAACAACTATGTGTTCGGAAACT